CATTATATTAAACCGTTTATAGTTATGGAATTATTATTTGTATCGTAGGTTATCTCAGTAATTTGCACTTGACCTTGCGAAGTTGTAACATATTTGTCAATATCTAAACTTGTTAATAGGTCGCAATCGGCAGTTACCGATATTGTAACTTTGCGTGTTTTGACCGATGTTAAGCGCGGGTCATCAATGTAAAAAAGGCGTTGGTAGGCGGTGTCTATTAACTGACTTGATGTATTAGGTATTGGATTTTCATATACCCACCAAATAGTATTAAAATTAAACAAATTTGGATTACTCGCATTATTAAAAAATTTAGCACTAACTTTAAAATAATTTGGATAAGGTTCTGTATAATTACAATCAATCAATTTAGGAAAACCTGTTATACCTTTATCCATTAAAAGCATTCCCCTTATTGATAAACTTTGATAAAATGCAGCATAAAACGGTTTATCTAATGGGCTTTTTGTTGTTCTATTGGCATCATCTAAAAATAAAGCAGATGCAAAAGTAAAGTTTTTACTAAATAATCCTGCTTGTTGTGGATTATCTGTAGGATTCCAATCTATAACTTTTTGTGTCCATTTTGCAGCTGTTTCAGTTCCACTTAAATCAATATCTTTTGGATAAATATATTCAGCATAAGCCGCAGGTGGCTTTTCAAGTGATTCATAACAAATAGATAGCAATTGATTATCTGCTAAGTTATCAGTATTAAACCATTCTACACCTACAAAATAATCTTTTCGCTCAACTTGTAAAACTCCGTTAATTACTCTCCATTCAATATTAAATTGTTTAAATTCATCTAAGAACTGAATGCCGTTTAAATTAGGTTTATTAGTTTGATAATTTGTTATAACACCACCTACACCTTCGCTGCCTTCAGCATATCCAGCATCTAATCTAACTGTGTCATGATAATAACCACCAACATCAAATAAAGAACTTCTAAAACCTAAGCCACAAATACTACATAAATTTTTCATGTAACTATCTATGAAAGGCGCTTTATGAAAGTTTCTACAATCAACAATATATTTTTCTAATTCATCATAAAAATCACCCGCGTTGCCTGTTGTAATAAGATTTAAAATTGTAATTATAGTGGCAAAAGGTACAAGTATAATAAAAAATATAATGCCAATTATCATTAAAGCTTCTTGTAAAGCATGTGGTCTTAAATCATTGCAATATTGAATTTCGCCAGCTGTTCTAAATGTATCTTCACCTAATGATAAACCACTGCCATCGGCTTTATCTACCCTATCCCAAATTAAATGATTCTTTAAACACCTAATCGCTTCGGCATCTACTGAATTATCGACTACCGTTACTTGTGCCTCGCATGTCGGAAACGTACACCACCGAACTGAACCGCCTTCAATCTTTCCCGTAAATAATAAACGGTCGGTACCATCTGGATTAGTGCAGCATGTATCGTAAATCAATACTTGTATCGCTGCAATATTTGGATTAGGCGCGTTTATTATTTGCTGCCTAACATATTCGTAGGTATCACCTACAACGGTTAACTCAGGGGCAAATGAAAACGCAGAATCGCCAGCTTCATCTTTACGGCGAAAAACAAAACTTGCCGATTCAGTACCATTGAAATTATCAAGGTCTTGCGGTATGCCATCAAAATAAATTAGTAAGCCGTTCATTTAAGTATAGAATATGTTAACGCCCCCAAAGATACAGATATAAACGCGTAAGTTGTTATTTTCCACACTTTTTTCAGACGTGTTTGTTTTTTTAGTTGCTTTTCAATATCTTTAAAAATAAATATGTCGCGTTCATGGCTTTTAATTATAGCATCTTTTAATAATATCATGTCGCTTTGCATATTATATTGTACTTTCATGGCTGATATGACCGATTCTGCATCATATAATAGACTATTGCAATCGACCGCCCTATCAACACATTCGCCATACGCAATTTTATAGGCATCTAAACTATCAAAACGCAAGGCTATAAACTCGGCATATTCGCGGGTTATCAAATAACCGTTATTTACCTTTGTAATTTGACATGAGGCGGCCAATGAGCAAAGTGTCAGTAATGTCGCTATAATTAACACTCGGTATTTGAATAATCTTAATTCGGTGTAAGTCATATCTAAACTGTTTTATTTGTTTGTCTAATGTAGTCTGCATCGTATCTATATGCGCTTGCAGGCTGTCTGATTTTGTCGCAAATTGTTGCAATATTTGCGACAAACTGTCACGGGTTCTTTGTTCGTTTTTCTGTATCTGTTTATGTAGCTTAGTGCTATTGTCAATAGTGATGTATAGCAATGCAGATACTAATAGGATTAAAACGGCTATTAGGTATTTCATTTTTTAACCAAGTTTAAAGCGATGGCAACCGCTTGCTCTTGCGGTTTGCCCTCAGCTATTAAAGTTCTAATGTTTTTAGAAATACATTTGTTATCGCCGGGTAAGCATTTGATTAGTGGCATAATGTTTAAATATTTATACAATTAGATGTTATAGTGATTAAATAATTAGTAATAATGTTTTTCAGATGTATAATCTTTATATTCCATTTTATCTATCCAATTTTTAGCATCTTCTAAGGTTTTAAGCTTGCCATTATTCATATCATGGCTGACTAATTTAAAAAAGCCTAACCAATTCTTTTTATAAACATAGTAAGCACTTTTTGAATAAAATTCTTGCTTTTTTATTAAATACTTTGAATTAGTTGGACTGCCATATATTTCACATTTAATTTTTTGCATAGTGTTATATTTTTATTTTGACCAATTACGTGAAAAGTTTTTACGCGCTTGTCTTTGTTCTACAATTCTAAAAATCCCATTTGCGTTGGCGCTAACTGTAGTTCGTGGCATGTACTTAGGCAATTCAGTTAAAACATTTTCAATGCGTTCTAATCTATTTTCAAGTCCGCCGTATGTTTGCGCTACGTTTACAAATATAGATTTTTGACCTAACTCACTACTAAGTGATACGTTATCACCAAACGCACCTAAAGCGTTTTTAATGCCGCCTTGCTGATATGCTTTAGAAAATGTATTAAGTACATCGGCTGGTATTCTGTTATTGTGTACGGCGCTAAGTACATCCCAATATTTATTATTAGTATCGGTTGTAATAACGCGTTCGCCTTCATTTAGCATTGCAGGGATTGTATCACGGCCCGCTTTATTATTGCCACGTTCTAAGTATTCAACACCGTGATAAAACGCATTACCAGCGGCCGAACGCGCCTGTGCTAAACCTGCAACCAATGAAGCTAAAGTCAATGCAATAGTAACAGCCGATGCAATTCCACCACCTTCAGCTGCCGCCTTTGAAATGGCAATAGCCGCGTTAATAGCTATTTGTACCTGTGCTAATGTTTTTTCACGTTCGACCGCCCGCGCCCGTTCGGCTTCTAATTTTTCTAAACGTTCCTTTTCTATTTCTAATTGGCGCGCGTTGTAATTTTCACTATTTGTGCGTATTTCATCCAATGCCGATTTGCTTTTATCTATTGCCTTGTCAAGCCCTTCTATATAGGCTTGCACTTGTGCGTTAAGAACATTGAAAACATTATCGGAAACGCCTTGGATTAGTTGTGCCGATTGGTCGATAAGTTCTTTTTGCTTATCTGTAAGTGTTTTAGTACCTTCTTCTGTTTCTTTAGTCGTTTTTTCCCATGTATCAACTGCTCCTTTTAAAATGCTTTTATTAGCATCAATAGTAGCTTTGTTTAATTCTTCATATTTTAATTTTAAATCAGATATTTGTTTGTCAAGTTCTGATACTGCTTTTGTATCACCTGCTGCAAATAATAAATCTCTAGACTTTTGTAAAAATTGTATCCTACTATCTAATATTTTTTGATTAGCTTTAGCTTCTAATACTAATCTTTTTGCATTGTATTCTTCATCTATTTTTTCTTGCAAATCTACATTTAAAAAAGCTGCTTCAAGTTTTTTATTTCGTTCTTGCTCTAATGCTAATAACTCTTGATTAAGTTCTGTTTCAATTGAATTAGCTTTTAAATCAGATATTGTGTTATAATATTCGTTGTATGTTTCAGCACGATTTTTAAGTCTATCTGCAATAAATTGATTTATTTGAGTTTCAGACATTCCGAGTTCTTTAGCATATCTTTTATATAAATCAGTTAATACTTCAGTATATTGAGTTTCAGCATTTACACGCTCAATTGAACCATCTTGAGTTATTGATATTTGATAATTTAAAAGGTCTTCAGTTGCTTTTATAGCATCTTGTATTCCTTTTATTCTAGCTTTTTCTTCATTTTTAATATTGTTAACAGCTTTATTAAATTGTTCTACTGCTAATTTTTGCAATTCTTTATAAAAACCTTTAGTTTGTTTTACTGTTTGTTTTTGACTTGTATGTGTATAAGTACGAACTTTATTAGTATTGTTATTTGTATTTTTAGTTGTATTTGTTGAACTAGCTAATAATGTTTTTTCTAAGTCTTGTGATGCTTTGTCAATTATTTTTAATGAATCCTGATATTGTTGTTGATATATTTTTATTGCTTCTCTTTCTTGTTTTACTCTAGCTAAAGCATTTTTTGATGGTTTTTGACCTTTATCTTTTTGTTCTTGAATTATTTTTTCCATTTCTTCAATTTCTTTTAAAGAAGCCATTTGACCCTTCAAAAGTTTAGCAGTAGCTTCTTCTAATGCTTGTGTTTTAGCTTGTGTTATAGCTTTTCTAATCAATGCTTGATTTACTAAATCATAAGCGGCTGCAACATCTTCGGCTGTACTAGCCTCAGTTAATAGATTAGGTAAATATTGACCATATTGATTATTTATTTCATCAATAACAGCTTTTCTATCTTCACCTTTCAAATTAACATCAGTTAATGATACAAACAAATCATCTAAAGCAACTTTTTCTTTTGCATAAGTATCAATTGCAGATTCAGCAGCTTCATTAAAAGAATTTTGCGCACTTGTTGCACTTGTTAAATATGATATTAAAGCAGGTATAGCAGTCAATAGTAAACCAAATGGATTTATACCACCAATAACTCTAAATAAATTACCAAGCATCATACCAGCGCGGCGCATTGAATTTAAATTTCTAGCACCTTGCACTAAAGAACTTGCAAATCCTCTTTGCTGTGTTGCCGCCTGACCTGTGCTAACTGCTATTTGTTTATTTGTTGCATCCAACTGCTTACCAACTGCTACACCAGCTTTTGATTCGGCGTTAACGGCTTTTTGTGTTTTAACTAAAGTATCGCGTTTTTGATTTAACTGTTCAACGCCCTTAGCTTCAGTATTCAACACGTTAACTAAGTTAGCCTGTGCTGATTCTAAATCATCGGCAACATCAACGCCTTCGGCCATGGCGTTATTTAGTTCGTCAATACTTTGAATCGCTGAATTGATTTCAGTCTGAAACTGTGAACTGTTAAATTCTAAACTATAAACGTCTTTAATTTCTGCCATTGTTTATTTTTTTATTAGCCTGTTCAGCCCTATCGTTATCTTTTAGTATCTGTTCTAATGCTGAATAATAATCGCGTATAACCCAAAATCTAACATTTGCCATCTGTACCGGGTCACCCTTAGTTATTATATAATCGTTTTCGCGGTTTTGTTCTTTTAGTTTTTGTAGTGCGTGCTGATATGTTTGCGGTTTCTTTTTTGGTTTTACGTTCGGTTCAATTTTGTTTAGCCGTGGAAAGTTTAATTTTTTAAAGCGCTCGAACCTTTCAAGATTTGTTCTATACTGTTCAAAAAAAAAGCGCGCAACTCATCATCTTTTTTAATTGCATCCATTTTGCGCTGTTGAGTTTCTGAATTTATAATGTAAGGATTTTCGCCATCAATATAAAAGAAATACAAACCAGCTTCTAATAATAGGTCATCTATTTTAACGCTTTTAAGCCTGTACAGAATATCGTTTAGTTGGTCTTTAGACTTCGTATGAAATTCTTTTAGCTTATCACGTGTCATGTTTTGCCAAGGCATATCCTCAATTGTTTCTAACATCGAACTTAGCTTTTCAACTACTTCGTTTTTATGAATGCCAAAATCAATAGCGGTCATCGCTTCCTCAATTCTTTGCGCACGTTCACGCGTTAAGTTTGCCGGGTTTTTCAAAATATAAAAGTTATTACCAGCGCGGTCTGTAAATACTCTTGTCAATTCTATGCGCTGCTTTGTAGTTTCGGGAATGTAGGTTTTAAGCCACTTCTGGTAATTACTTTCGTTTTGTTCTGCTCTGTTTCGTTTTCTGAAAATCATGTGTGTTTAATTTGGTTGTAAAGTTAGGGCAAAAAAAGATAAAACATTTTATAAAATTTTTATAAAAATATTTGCAGTTTTAAAAAGAGGTTGTATCTTTGAGCATCGATTTGATGAAACGGATTAAAAAACTTCAAGATTATGAAAGAGTATTTTTTAAAATTAAACAACGATGGCAGCTTAAATAGAGGTTATCTTTCTGTATGGGAAAATGGTAATGAAACAATTTTAATTTCTGACATTAAAGAAGCTACTAAAAAAGGTTGGCGTTCATCTAAAGCAATTATAGAGGATTTAGATATAATTTACCAAGAAAGTGAAGTAGATTTAATAATTACTGAAGATTGTGCTATGAAACTTATTGATAAATATGGAAATGTTACTACAAAAACATATACTCCCGAATATTATGTTCCATTTTCAGCAGCACACGCCATAGCTAATTTTATAAACAAAAATGGTACAGACCCATACGATAGAGGATAATTATTTTAAAATTAACTAACCAAACAGGGCGCAGCATCTTACATTGCATTTTTATAATTTCAAAATCACAACACAATGAAAACACTACTTTTTATTCTGCTATTTAGCGCGGCAGCTTATGCGCAAACTGACACTGTGTATTGCATTCAAATACTTAGCACCCGACACCCCGAATTTATACGCGCTGAACACTTAGCGATGTGTACAATTGAACAGGCGCAAGTAGAACAAACAGATAACCTGTATAGGATTATGTTTGTTTACGATACCTATGAAGAAGCTGAAATAATGCTAACAACGTGGAAACGCGCCCATAAAGATGCATTTATATGTACACGTACCCGCAAACAAGTTTCTAACTATTATTCATTCTATACACATGATTAGGCACATCAATATAAAAGGCAATAACAAGCGCGACAAATCAAAAATCCTGCAGCAGTTTTTAACCGAAGCGCAAAGATATAAGCCGCTAAGTTACGAACAGGAACGGACCGCAAATCGCGATATGCTAATAAAACATAATATGTTGTTTGCGGCTTCGGTTGCGTTTAGATATGATAATTCAGCCTGTGATATTATGGATTTAATTAGCGAGGGTATGTTAGGCTTAATCAAAGCGGCTGATACATTTGACCCGGCATTCGAAGTAAAGTTTATCAGTTACGCTTTATTTCCTATTCAACGGCATATCAAGGAATTTATTGATACTAAAAAAAGCTGCGTTAGAATACCGCACCAGTTACAACAAATTCGGTACACTATCGGTAAATATGAAGAAACGGATACAGAAACATTAGCGGCAAAGTTAAATGTAAAACAACACGTTATAGAATCAGCTAAGTCTATCGCTGGTTTTGTTAGCCTTGATGATAAAAACGAAGACGGTGATAATATGTATCAAGTCGCATCCGATGAACGTACAGATAAGTACGTTTTAGAACTTGAAATCAAAGAACTTTACAACGAAGTTACCGAATGTTTGTCGGACCGTGAATTGAAAGTTTTACAGTATAGATACTTTGATACCTTCCCTAAAGACTTAACGCAAGTAGGCGAATGTTTAAATTTAAGCCGCGAACGTGTAAGACAAATTCAGCAAGAAGCATTTAAAAAAATAAGAAACAAATATGCAAGAATCTAAATGGATACGCCAACTGATTTTAAGCGGTCAACCTGATAACATCGAACTTGGTTTTATACTAAATGATTCGTTTAACTGTTTTCCCTTAACGCGTAAGTTCTACAGAAAATATAAGCGCTTTAAATTTTGGCAGCCATCACGGCACTACTCAGTATTAGAAACAGAATCGCGTTATTATTCGTGGGTTGCATTACTGAATAACGAACTAAAAACGCACCGTTGTTATTTTTGGTTAGACTTTCAAGAACCTAAGTTTAAAACGCCGTGGCAACAATGGCAAAAGCATATTACAAACTATGTTAAAATGCCCTATCATGGGCCATTGTTTCAATACGGCGGCCATCCTTATACTATGATATTTAGGCGCTAATACATCTTACCGTTTGCTAAAAACTTATCAGCCCATACATTAACTTGTTCTACGTAAAAATCGCCATTGTCATTTATATTGACGATGGCGAAACCATTTGCCCACAGTTGGCGTTGAAAGCGCGGCATATAGGTAAAACCTTTAGATTTGATATCGAATAAACCGCCGATGTTGAAGGCTGCTTTGTTCCCGGTATGGTAACATTGAACGCGGTGCGTATGTCCAAACATTACCGAGTGCTGCGTTTTATCTAAATGCGCCTTTGCAGCATGAATAGATGTATAAACACCGTGTACTATATCTAAGTGTTTGCCTAATGTGAAATAGTCCGACTGCCAATCTGTTTTAACCTCCCATTCGCGTTCGTGAAGATATAGCGCTTCAGTTGGGTTAATCAATGCGCCGCCGTACTTTGCGTTATCCTTTTCTTTGATATGCCTAAAGTATCTGTCTTCATGATTGCCAAATAAGAAATATTTTTTAGCACCTTTGAACGCGCTGTTAATATCGTCAATACCCTGTAGCCCATCTATGTACTCATCTTGTAGTGTTAGCCCCGATAAGTTGGCCAATGATTCGGCGTTATATGAACCAAGGGTATATAAATCTAAATAATCACCAGCTAATACAATGCCGTGAAGATTCGTGCCTAATTCGCTTATTAGCCTTAGTAGTTTTTGCCAAAGTATCTGATTATGAAACGGCCTATGAACATCTGAAACAACTAACCAGCGCTGAAGGGTTTTGTTTTGATAACGCTTTTGATTTATTAGGTTTTTCCAATATTCAATTTCAGATTCTGAATGTACTTTAATTTTGGGGCGGTAAATCATGGGTCATAGTTTAAGGTTACCATTTCGTTGGTGTCAACGATATGTTACAGTTTTATATCTTGACAAAAAGTATTAAGCAAGTATCTAAGGTTATCTAATAAGTCCGCTTGGCGTTCTTCGCCTTTGCCTTTAATGATTCGGCGGCTGTTATCGGATTTGATACGTAAACAGTCCATACGCAAGCCCGGGCATTTATCTTCATAGATTTGAAAATCGGGGCACATGCTTATAATAGTATTTGTTTGAACGTAACTTTCAGCATGCAGCGGATTCGCTTTAGGCACTACAAAAAAACGCGCTGGTAGTTGCAGTTCTTCTTGTATTATTTCGTAGTAAGTTTTAGAAACGCGCTGCCTACCATCGGACCTATCACCACTCGCATCGCCTGTAATCAGTAGCGGAATAGTGCAGGGATAAATGGCAGTATCGGACCAGCGCCCTATTTTCTTATTTGTTTCTGAAAATACCCATTCCCTAAACGCTTGGCATGTATCATATATTGATGCTTCACCGCGTTCCTCTGAACCTATCTTAAATTCTTTAATAATATGCACACCATAGCGATAACGAGAACGTGCTGATAGGTCGGGTGATAATGTTGTTTTTTTCATCACCGCCGCGGTCATAGGTATTTTGTTAAAGTCAAAACTAACATAAATCTGTTCAGTTTCCCAGCTGATTTTTTTTGATTGCTGAAATACTTTTTGCTGAATGCTTTTATCCTTTAGAACGTACACCCATGCTTCACCTGAATAATCAACAAATACAGATTTGTATTCCTGTTCAAACGTAAGGCGGTCAAGGTCGCGGCTGGCATCGGCTACCTCAGCTGGGTCAATTGCAGGGTTATCGGTTGTTTCCATTCGAAAGGTTATCCAACTTTCGCTGCCGTTTTCAGATTGCGGTAAATCAATATCGCCGTAACAGTTGCGTTCTACTTGCCCGGCAATAGCGCCGTTTCTACATAGTTCGTACCAATAGTTGTCTTTACCTGCAGCGGTACCAATGAAAAACGCCTCACCTTTGAAGTCAGTCAAGGTAGGGCGGGCAACAGTTTTCCAATGATACTCTAATATATGGCTTGGTATCTTTTGCGTTTCTTCATATATAACGCGGTGATATTTTCGCCCGCGCCCTTTGTCTTTTCGCCCTTCATCGCCAATGGACCACACTTCTAAAACGCCGCCGTTTAAAAACTGAATTATCTTTGATGTTTCATCTTTATGCGATATAATGCCGCCCTCATTACTTAGCTTATAAGTATCAACTATCTTTGCCCAGGATTGCGCGAAATCTTTAAAGTCATCCACAAATATACCTACAAACTTACCTTCGAATACTGCAGGACTTATAAGCGGTAACGCAACCGATGTAATCAATTCAGTTTTGCCAAATCGCCGCGCACACACTATACAATTGAAACGGCGCTTATTGTTTAAAATGCGCTGTTGCCCTATATGCGGTCTGTATAGTGTTATATCGATATTTCGAGGCACTATTTATCAGGTGGGTACTGAATGTTTATGTTAATGTTTTTATCGTCCTCGGTTGTTTCCTTATGATTTGCGTTTTTGTAACCATAATTATTAACAAGCGAAAATATAGCAACGGCAGGATTATTCTTACCTGACAACGCACGTTCCATTGTATTAGTTAAAACTTTTGCTTTTGCCTTTTCTATTGTGTCAAAAAAAACTTCATAACCCTCTGCTTTTTCGTAGTTTAAAAGTGTTTGTCTTGTTATACCTAATACTTCGCAAATACCTTCAACTGTATAAGGCACGGGAACTGTTTTAGTAAAAGTTTCGCCATCTTTACTAATAAATTCTTCTTGATTCGAATCACAACGTCTGAAATAATAATTTATAGCAGATTGCAATTCTTCAGTTGTTTTATATTTTAAATGCCTACCCATTTGTTTATATTTTTCGTTTTAAGAAACTTTTAATAACTTTTGATATCTATACACCACTTTAATATAAAAATGCCTTAAAAAGCCGTTTAAATACGTTTTAAGACTATATCTATATTATTATTAGTATTATTATTTATATTATTATTATTATTGTTAACAGTTGTTACATTAAGTGTAACACATAACTTATTGATATACATAAGATGTTACATGTTTACACCTGTTACACTATATTCTACACACATATGTATTTTAAGTTTAACTACGCATGTGTATGCGTATATGTGAGAAAAACCCCGTAACAGGTGTTAACAGCGTAACAAAGTTAAGAATCAATCGTTTAAGTGTTACATGCTGTGTAACGTGTGTTAACATTTCAAATAAAAAAACCGCTGCACTTGTTGAACAGCGGTTAGCGGCAAACCGCAGTTAAGGCAAAAGTAAGTATTAGTTTTCAGACTTTAAAACTTTACGATGTGAAAATTCAATATTTTCTTTTTGATAGTTCAACGGGTTGCCATCTAAAAAAGTCATAGTGTACTTTAAATCATGGTTTTTAAGCGGGAATAATACATGATGTAATAGAACGCCAGTATTACTAATAACCCTGTTTTTTTTATAATGCCATCGGTGGTTTTGGCATTTATCATAATCAGAATCATCTAACATAATGTAGTCAGCGCAAAGGCTGCGTTTGAATATTTGAAGTAGTTTCATTGGGTTGTATGAAATTGATTTATCTGTTTTGTAAGCCGTTCAATGTTTCTAATAAGTTCGCCTCCCTCGCCCTCAGTTTGTTGCAGTCTAACTTTAAATTGTCTGAGTGAATCATTGAAAGACAATCCGATATTGTGCTTGTTTCGCATTGGATATATTTCTTTAAATAACTTTCGTGAATCTTCTTTAAGTATGTATAATAATTTTTCATCTTCTCCAATTCCATCTGTTTTTGATTTTTGGATTTCTTCTTCGAATCCTCTAATAACTTGTCGATTTGTTTCTGTTTCAATTTTTGTATTATTAACAAATTTAAATCTTTCTGGAGCATAAGTATAAACTTTAAATATTAAATAATCCGATTGGTGTATATCTTTTAATTTACTATAATTTATGTCATTTGTGTGTACTACTTCAATGCCGCATAAAAAATCATCATTATCATCAAAGTATGCAACATCAACACGCCTGTTTATATCTTCTAAAGTATGTTCATCTTTAGCGCGTTTTGCAGTAACATGCAAATCTAAGTCTTTACAATAAAATTGTTTTTCATCGCATAACTTAGCAATCAAATTTAAGTGTTCGGCTGACATACCTACTGCAACTGCATCTGATTTAGTCCTAAAATGTTTTTGCCTTTCACCATTTATTACTGGTATCATTTGTATTTTATCGCCTTTATCTGACAGTAAATAATAAAATTCATATCTATTATTTTGGTTTATGTCATTTATAAAAACATATATATTTTGCTCATTTTTAGCATAGGCATATTTTATTTCATGCATTGTAAATTTTTTAAAAAAACTAAGCCCCGAAATCAATAGGGCAACCACGACCTATATCATTCAGGGCTTTAAATATCTTTTAGTTCTTTCTGTGGTTGCAGAACATACGCAAATATACCACTTTTATTTTTCTAATTCATCATTTAAACTTGATTTTTTCAGCAAGTCAGTATAATTCATTGAACTTTTACGGCTAACATCGCGCCCGAATATTTTACCAAACTTTTCGGCTGCATCTTTAACGGCGTATGTTTCGGCGGCGGGTGCAGCTTTTTGCACACCATCGGTTTTTACGGCATTCCAATCAGTAGCACCAGCGCCCTTATCTGTTTGTATCGGTGCAGCGCCTATGCCATCTTGCCACATTGGTTCGCCGCTTATCGGGTTATTTACATGCAGCCTTACAGTTACAACAACTGAATTAGCTACTATCTGAGTGCCGCGTATTTCTACGTTAAAGTTCCCGAAAATGCGCGTTAAAAGATATTCTATTTTCTCAATAGGTATGTATCTATAATCGCGAATCATCGGATGCTGAACTAACCACTTAGCGGGCGGGTCTTGATTCAATAATACTGTTAGCGCGTTTTGCTTTAGGCTATCTTCATTTTCTACTAATAGTTCTTGAAGTGTTGGCAGTTTTGTTAATTGTTGCATGATTAAAGTTATTATAAAGTGATGAATTAGTTATTTAGCCCATGTAGGCAATGAAATAATATGTATTTTGTTATCAGTTGTATAGCCGTGAAAATTATTTGATTCTTTGCATTTTTTAAGTGTTTCGATATCGGCTAAATATTCTTGTCGGCCGCGTTCGATAGCATCATTATCTAATTCGTAAAGTTCTACATTAAACGGCGCTTCCTTTTCTACTGCTATAAATATAAAGCGTTCGGCCTTTGTTAGGTCCATGTAAAACGCCGCTTGGACATGATAACGGTAATTGTAGATGCTTTTAGAAAATTCGCCCGGTGCAGAACTGACCGTTGTTTTAAGGTCTATACAAACATTGTACTTAGTGTTTAGAAAATCTACTTTGCACTTTGCGTCAAGTTCTGCGATTTTTCCAAATATAGGTAGTTCCGCTTGGCCGTGTTCTAAAAGTAACGCCGCCTTCGGATGTGCTAAAACAGCGTTTCGAATGTTTAGTGCTAATTCGTAATCTTTAGCCGACACGAATAATTCTTTACCTTCAGATTCAGCTAAAAACGATTCGTAGATAGCTTTACCTTCTTTAGTACGGCGGTCGCATTCGGGCATAACGGCGTAATTGTTTTGGTCAAATACAACGCTATGAACTAATGACCCTAAATTCATGGCTGATGTTGGCGCTTGTTTTTCACCTTCTATATAGGCTTTGTAGTGCGCTGGTGACTTATGTACTAAGTCTAAAAGTGACTTGCTAATGAAGTCAGTTTTTCTGTGATACTCTTGGTTTGTCATAAATTTTAAAAATATTTTATTAAATAATAGCACAAATTTAAAAAAGGTTTTTAACTTTGCATCACATTTAAACAAAAAAATATGAAAACTTTTGAAAAATTATCAATTCGATGCGACATGTTAGGCATCAGTATTTCGGAATTATGCAGGCGTGCCGAAGTAGGTCGGCAAACTGTTGAACACTGGAAAAAAGTAGAACCGCAAACTTTAGTAATACTTGATAAACTGCTAACTGAATTAACCAAACTTGAGAATGAACACAATACAGCTAAGGCAATATCAATCGAAAAGCGTAAGCGACATAAGAGAGAGTTATAAAAGCGGTAACCGTAAAGTATTGTTTGTGTTACCTACGGGCGGTGGCAAAACTGAAACGTTTATTTATATGGCTTTAGAATCAATATCAAAAGGCAAACGCGTTTATTTCTTAGTTCATAAAAAAAACTTAGTAAATCAGATTTCAGAACGTTGCAGAAGATACGGTTTAAAGCATGGTTTTATAGCTGGTAATAGGCCAAAGCAGTATTATTTACCCGCACAAGTATGCAGCGTTCAAAGCCTTAAAAATAGACTTAACGAAGTACCAACGCCCGACCTACTAATAATAGATGAAGCGCACCACGCAAATGCGGGAACATGGAAGGATATTTTGGATTTTTACGGCGAAAAAGTTTTTGTGCTGGGCGTTACTGCTACACCTTGGCGCGGCGATGGGCAAGGATTAGGCGATGTTTTTAGTGATTTAGTTTTAGGACCGCTGCCAGCTGAATTAGTGCAAATGGGTAATTTAGTTATGCCTGAGTATTACAACTTCAAACCGTTGGCGGATTTTACAAAGATTAAAAAAGATAGGAACGGCGAATACAAAGCGGATGATTTATTTAAGGAAATGGACAAACCAGCGATAACAGGCAATGCAGTCGATGAATATAAACGTTTGGCTCCGGGCGAACCAGCTATTTATTCGTGTGTAAATATTAAGCATTCTGAAAATGTAGCAGCCGCGTTTAATGCTGCAGGATTTAAGGCGGTTGCGGTACATGGAAACTTAGAAGAATATGAAGTTAAGGCCGCGTTTGATGGTTTAGCTTCGGGCGCACTACATGTGGTCACATTTTGTGACCTCATAAGCGAAGGTACAGATATACCAGCGGTTAGCGTTGTAGGCATGCTTAGACGTACTATGTCGCTTAGTTTATACTTACAGATAGTTGGGCGCGGATTAAGGCCGATGCAAGGTAAAAACCGATGTTTAATTTTGGACCATGTAGGAAATCAGAAAATGCACGGTCACCCACTTCAAACGCGCGAATGGACATTAGAAGGCGTGCAAAAGAAAAAACGCGATACTGAAACTTTAGAAGCTGAATACGGCGATTGTACAGAATGTTTAAGAACTTACATTAAGACCGAACCTAAATGCCCTTACTGTGGCGCTAAACCCGAAATCAAAATACAACAGATTGAAGAAGTTGCAGGCGTTGCAGTAAAAGATAATACAACGTTAGATGAACTACTAAAGGCTAAGAAATCAGAACAGGGCAAAAGTAAAACATTAGCTGATTTATGGGAACTGAAAAACAAACGCGGGCATAAAGACAATTGGGTTTATTATATTTTTGAAAGCCGTATTTTAAAAGAAAATGGCAGTATTGAGTGGATAAATAAAAAGTACGGTTTAGATGCTACTGATAAGAATGATTTAAAACAGGCGGCTAAAAGGGCATGGAATAATTTTTTAAGAAGTAAAAAGAACTAATCATGAAACAAATTTATCATACCCATGAATTATGGGAAGATTATAAAAATGGATTATACAAAAAAGAAATTGATAACGAAGAATTGCATATTGAAAATTGTAAAAATTTATTATCTGATAGTAAATTATTTTATGATACAATGTTTCAAATGATTAACACTTGGAAATATTGTATAGAGCATAATTTAACAAATTTAGATATAAATCCAAGGGCTTATTTGGGTGCTGCTGCATGCAATTTTAAATATAAATCTAATGAAAAATCAGTAAGAATAGCATGGAATAATTTAGATTCTGATGTTCAAAAATTAGCTAATGATAAAGCTGATGAAATTGTTAAAATATATAGAAGTAAATTTAATAAATCAATACAATTATGCTTAGAAATTATTTAGAAATTGATGTTTTGGAAGCTGCAAAACAAAGAATATCTTGGACATTTGATAATTTTAATAAAATTATAATATCATTTTCAGGTGGAAAAGATAGTACAGTTTTAACTCATTTAGTAATGGATGAAGCTATAAAAAGAAATAGAAAGGTTTGTATGTTTTTTATTGATTGGGAATGTCAATTTAAAATTACTGAAAATCATTGTTTGAATATTTATAATATGTATTCAGAATATATTGAGCCTTATTGGATATGTTTACCAATTTTAACCGATAATGCTTGTTCTATGATTGAACCAACATGGAAGTGCTGGGATGATGATAAAAAGAATTTATGGGTTAGAGAAAAACCAAAAATAGCTATTAAGTCAAAAAGTTATTTTCCATTTTATTTTGAAAACATTACATTTGAAGAATTTACGCCTTTATTTGCAGAATGGTATAGTCAAGGTGAAAAATGTGCAAATTTCATCGGAATAAGAACTCAAGAATCTTTAAATAGATTTAGAGCCATTGCAATGGAAAAAAATAAATTTGATAATAAACAATATACCACTAATATAGTAAATAAAAATTGGGCAGTATATCCAATATATGATTGGCGAACTGAGGATATTTGGATATACAATTCAAGATATAAAATGATTTACAATAAACTTTACGATAGAATGTATCAAGCTGGATTAACAATAAATCAAATGCGAATAGATGAACCATTTGGTGATACAGCAAGAAGTGGTTTATGGTTGTATCAAATTATAGAACCTGAAACATGGGCGAAAATTGTATGTAGAGTAAATGGTGCTAATACTGTTAATGAATATGGAAAACAAAAAGGTAATATTTTAGGCAATAGAACTATAAGTTTACCTAATGGTCATACATGGGAATCATTTTCAAATCATATTATAAATACTATGCCACCTAAAACGGCAGAACATTATAAAAATAAAATTGCAAAATATTTATATTGGTATAAACAAAGAGGTTATGAAAATGGAATACATGATGAAGTTGAAATAGATATTTTTGATAAAGTTCCTTCATGGAAATTGATTTGTAAATGCTTACTTAAAAATGACTATTGGTGCAGAACATTAGGTTTTAGTATAACAAAATCATCTAATTATGAAAAATATTTAAAGTTAATGAAAAAAAATAGAGAAAAATGGAATTTATTTTCATAGAAAATTTTGAAGATGTTAAAAATCACATATCTAAATTTTCTTTAGATAAAAATGTTTTTAAAGAACTTGGAGAACCTATATTTCATAATAATAATTCAAAATATATAATTTGTTGCATAGATAACATTTGTATTGGTTTTTTAAGCTATGAATTTAAAAAAGAAATTTGTAATTTAAAATATTGCTACATTTATAAAGAATATCGTAATAAAGGCATTTTTAAAAAACTACATATAATTTTTGTTGATAAATTGCCTAAGTACATAAAATATATAAATGTAATATCTTCTGTTTTTGCATTGCCAATATATTTAAAATTTGGCTATATAGAAATTAAAAAATATAAAATTTGTTCACATTTAAAATTAAAATTATGACACTATTTGATGATTTAGAATCGACCGAAAACAATGATTTGACTAATAAAATTATTGAACTTATATCTTCATTAGGAAAGGATAATATTGATAGTTTAGTCAATTCTTTAAATTCAATAAAATTAAAAATGCATGAAATATCACCCTTTAACAATGAGCCTGTTGATTGTGTAATATGGGTAAAAAATGAAAATATACATGCTAATGATTATAACCCTAATTCTGTAGCGCCACCTGAAATGGAATTATTAGTACATTCAATAAATTCAGATGGTTATACTCAACCTATAGTTACAATGGAACATGAAAATTTATATGAAGTTGTTGATGGATTCCATAGAAATAGAGTTGGTAAAGAAAGTGAGATTATTAAAAAAAGAATATTTGGATATTTGCCAATAGTAAAAATTAAATCAGATAGAACTGATAAATCTGATAGAATGGCTGCAACTGTAAGACATAATAGAGCAAGGGGTAAACACAAAGTTGAATCAATGTCTGATATGGTAATTTATCTAAAAAGAAAAAATTGGAATGATGAAAAAATAGCTAAAGAATTGGGCATGGAAGCTGATGAAGTTTTAAGACTTGCTCAAATTACTGGTCTTGCTGAAGCATTTAAAGATAATGATTTCAATAAAGCATGGGAAATAATTGAATAATTTTTATAATTAACATTACCCCCTGCGTAGTTTATGTGGCGAAAAACAAGGCTTTATTAAAAGTTCAGGTCTTAAGTGTCGTTCAATCCGATGCCGCAGGGATATTTAAATTACAACATCATGAAACAATTAACAGCATTTATTATATTAGTAGCAGTATTATTCAGCTGCAAACAACAACCTTTAAAACAGATAGAACCTATTATTATCTATTTAACCGATACGGTTTACGTTGACACTTGCGATTCTGAATTTATACGCAAAATCGGCCAAATAGAAACGGGCAATAATGACACTTTAACAGAAGTAGGCGGTCATGGTAAAGGGCGTTTTCAGATTTACAACATTTGCGTTAAAGCATCAGGACTACATGACCTATTAGGCTATGCGCACGATGATATGTTTAATCATGAAAAATCTGTACATGTATTTTGGGCTACAATGGGTATTTTCTGCCATACATACGCACAAAAGCACGGACACTATCCAACTTACGAACAGTTAGCCCGAATGTGGTGTGGCGGTCCTGAAGGCTATAAAAATAATGCGACATTAAATTATTTAAACAAATTTAGAAAACTATGAAACGTAAAACAGATTATGAAATACTATTAGAAATTTACAGGCGTGTTTATGCAGTATCAGAACCGCCAGCCGATTTCGATGAACTTGTAGCTAATGCTGAAGTAAACGAACGCGGCGAAAAAGTTATAAAGTTTTTAGATTACGAATGTGAGCATGATACGATGCAGCGCATTTTAGATGAAACAATAGCAAAGTATAAAATTAAAGGCCACCGCGCTAAAGCATTTGCATTTAGCTTTTGGTTAGGCTGTTCACCTAAAACAAAGAAAATATAATGTCGGGCGGATTTTTTGAATACAACCAGTATAAAATATATCAAATAGCTGAAGAGTTAGAAGATGTAATTTTAAAGAACGGTAAAAAGCGCGAACGTAGGGAATCATGGGAGGATGAATACCACTATGAATATCCAGCTGAAGTAATAGCTAAATTTAAAGAGGGTTTAGAACTCCTTAAAAAGGCACATATTTACGCGCATCGCATAGATTGGCTGCTTTCGGGTGATGATGGCGATGAATCATTTTTAGAACGTTTAGAATCTGATTTATCAAAGCTATGAAAGAACAACACTTATACAAAGAATTGCAAGCGCGGCACAGTAAATACGGCGTTTTATTTCGTAATAATACGGGCACAGCATTTCAGGGCAAACGGGCGGTAATAAACAGCCGCCCGATTATAACTGAGCCGCGACAAATAACATTCGGTCTTTGCGTTGGTAGTTCTGATTTAATCGGTTGGACCGAAAAAATTATAACTAAAGATATGATAGGTCAAAAAATTGCTATATTTACAGCCCTCGAAGTTAAAAACCTAAGCGGCAAAGCAACAAAAGAACAAATCAATTTTATTAAACAAGTCAGAAAATCGGGCGGCATAGGTGAAATTTTGCGCTGGGTTGATGAAGACTTTAAAGCGGATGAGATATGACAACCGAAGCACAAAACCTACTATCTGAACTAAAAGATGAAGCATTAAAAATGGATGCTTATATTAAGGATGATGCAAAGCGGCAAAATTATAGGCAACTAAAAGAGCGGCAACTTTTAACGCTGCAAAATATCATTATAGCACTTGAAGAAAAAGAACAAAGTTTTTTTGAAAAACAAATTACGTTCCCACATAGCAAAGACTTAGAACAGGTTATTTTAGGTGCTATCTTAGTTGACAATAACGCCCGCGATAAAGTTAATTTTTTAAGCCCCGAACATTTTTATTTTGATAATCACAAGTTAATTTTTGAACTTTGCCAATCTGTTGAAGTAGTCGACATAATTACGGTGGCTGAAAAATTAAAATATCGTTGCGGCGGTCCAGCTTATTTAGCTGAACTAACTAATCGGGTTGCAAGTGCTGCAAATTTAGAATACCATGCAAGGATACTAATTCAAAAGCATGTGCAGCGCGAACTAATAAAAGTAGGCATAAATATGATAAATACGATTATCGCTGATACCGATGATGTTTTTGAAACGGTGCGCGAACTGATGCAGAATATTAAAAAATTTAATGTAGGTAAGCAAATTATAAGACAATGAAAGAACATAATTTTCCATATAAATGGACTTTAAAAGATGCAAATTTTACTAAAGATAAAGGTAAAGTATTTAGTTGTTTTGCTTGTGGTGGTGGTTCAACTATGGGTTATAAACTTGCAGGTTTTGATGTATTAGGATGCAATGAAATTGACCCTAAAATGATGGAAGCATATAAAGCTAACCACAACCCAAAATATGCTTATTTACAGCCTATTCAAACATTTAAATTAAGAACTGATTTGCCACAAGAATTATATGAACTTGATATTTTAGATGGCTCACCGCCTTGTAGCAGTTTTTCAATTGCAGGAAATAGAGAAAAAGATTGGGGAAAAGAAAAGAAATTTAGAGAAGGTCAAGCTAAACAAGTTTTAGATAATCTATTTTTTGATTTTATTGATTTAGCAAAAAAGCTACAACCAAAAGTTGTTATAGCTGAAAATGTAAAAGGATTGCTTTTAGGTAAAGCAAAAAACTATGTAAGGCAAATTTATAGGGAATTTGATTTGGCAGGTTATTACGTTCAACATTGGCTTTTGGATGCTTCTAAAATGGGTGTGCCACAACGTAGGGAACGTGTGTTTTTTATAGCTTTGCGAAAAGATTTGGCAAAACAATTTATAGAGCAAGTTGATATGTTTACGGTATTGCCTAAATTAAAACTTGAATTTGATGAGGCACAAATAAACTTTGGAGAATTTTATCAAGCTGGTGTTGATGATAGACCTGCTTCACAAGGTAAGATGTATGAGTATTGGCAGAATAGGCAAAAAGGAGATGAAAGTTTTTGCGATACAATAAAAAGAGTTGAAGGTGCTGAAAGATGCTTTACAAATAAATATCTTTATTCAGATATTGTTCCAATGACTTACACAAGCAATTCAGATGTGATTTATTTATTTGATGAATACAGGAAGCCAAACAAAATAGAAAGTTGCTATATTGGCTCATATCCGCAAGATTATAATTTTACTGGTGTGCAATATAGTTACCTAATTGGAATGAGTGTTCCGCCTGTAATGACTGCACAAATAGCAAAACAAATTTATTTACAATGGCTATCTAAACTTGAACAATGAAACAGGACAAACCAATTGACTGGGAACAAAAATCCAAACAAAACACAAAGAAACCTAAAGCCGAACGCCCTGCAGCATCAGCGCCTGAAACCGATAAAAAAGGTTTTATAGGGGGATATTTTCGCCCCTTAGGTTGGGCAACTGAAGATGGGCAAATGCTTTATTATTTTTACATACGTTCAACTATGTCAATAGTAAAGTACAAAGCTGCTACAATAAACAAGGCTAATTTATTGAGCATTGCGCCTTTAGAATTTTGGTTGCTATCATTTCCAAATCGCGATAATAGTAATTACGATGTAACTACGGCGGCTGATTATCTTATAAATTTTTGCAATCATGTAGGTTTTTATAATACTGAAAACATACGCGGTCGCGGTGCATGGCAAGAAAAAAACGGCGTTGTATTTCATGCAGGTCAACAACTGATACAGGACAAAAAGCGATACAATTTAGGCGGCTTAGATACTAAATACAGCTATGTTTATAATAAAGCTATTGATATGCCTATTGAAGCGCCGCTGTTACCTACTGAAGCTGGTATGATACCAAAGATTTTAAATAAATTAAATTGGCAAACTAAAGCCGATGCAATACTATTATCGGGTTGGTTAGCATTGGCACCGATTAGCGGTATTTTAAAATGGCGGCCCCACGTTTGGATAACAGGCCCGCGCGGTAACGGTAAATCATGGGTTTTAGAAAATATAGTTAATGAAGTTATCGGTAACATTGCAGTTAGTGTACAGGGCACGGCGGCAACGGAACCAGCGGTAAGGCAAAAATTAAATAGTGATGCACTACCTGTTACAATTGATGAAGGCGAAGGCAATGATGAACGCGCGGCACAGCGTATGCAAGAAATTATAGGATTAGCACGGGCCGCAAGTAGTGAAAAAAGCCCTGCAATTGCCAAAGGCGGCAAAGATGGCAAAGCTATTGATTATTTTGTACGTAGCTGTTTTTTATTCGTATCTATTAACCCGCAGTTAGTTAACGATTCTGATAAGCGCCGTTTTTGTGTTTTGGAACTAAAAAAATTAGCGGACCCGAAACAATTTAATGAAGTTGAAAAGCTAAAGAATAAAATAATATTTGAAGGCTTCGGCCCACGTTTTCAGGCGCGAATGCTAAACTTGGCGGATAACATACAAAAAAGCATTAAGCTATTTACACACGCCGTATCGCTTATAACTGAAGATAGAGCAGTTGGTGACCAGTTCGGGGCGCTTATGGGCGGTTGGTGGCATACGCTGCACGATGACCCGGTAACGGTTGAAATAGCATTAGAAGAAGCAGCAGCCATTTTGGACATGCGCAAGTATGAAGAAGACAAAGAAGATTTGACCGATGAACAAAGATGTTTGCAACAGATACTATCGCAAGAAATACGCATTGAAGCCGAAAATTATGTAGGCACAAAAACAGTTGGCGAACTTGTAGAATGCGCTCATAATTATCAGCCATCGGTTAAACCATCACAGGCCGAAGCAAACGAACGGTTAATGCGTTTAGGTATTCGTGTCATTGGCGATGACCTATTGATACTAAATAATTCGGTTTTTGTAAAAAAAGTTTTAAATAATACGCCTTGGCAAATATCATGGAATACTATCTTATTAAGGCTCAAAGGCGCATCAAGGCGAAGTAATACGCGTTTTGCCGCTGGTATGTCGGGCCGCTGCGTTTCAATAAATTTAAAAAATTTATAAAAATTTTTATAAAAAAGTTTGCATAATTAAAAAAGGGTTGTAATTTTACATTCAGATACAACGAAATGATTATTTAAAAACTTCAAAAAATTAAGATTATGAAAGCTATTATTGAAATCAATTTATTAGGACTTAAAGGCACAATGTTAAAAGTTGAAAAGTTTGAAAATGGTTTATATTATATAAATGTTCCATTTTTAAATGATTTTATTACACTTACATTTTTACCAAACCAAATTACAATATTTAAATAACCACCGCCACGGGGCGCAGTATCCGGCCAACTGCAATTTTCTAAACTTTCAAAACTTCAACAACAATGAAAAAAGTAATCACATTTACATCAGCGTTCAACGTAGGCGATATAGTGACCTATGATGACAAAATTACAAAACCGTTTACATCAAAAATTATTGATATCAAGTTTACTGATTCTTATCAGTACATGTATAAACTTGAAAATATAAATGGCATTTGGTACACCGAAAGATATTTACGAAATGACACCCAAGGATAAGGCAACCGAACTAATACAGCGGTATAGCTTTGGGCGTTGGGAACAAATGACCGATGTCGAAAAGCTACAAACTATAAATATCTGTTTAATGGTTGCCGATGAATTAGGCGATTGCGTTGTATCGGATTTATTAGTTCACGATTTAACCGATGAAAAAAGCACCGAAGTAGTGCAGTATTATTTTGACGTATTAAATGAAATTATCAACTTTAAAAACTTTCAACAATGAAAACGACAATTGAAAAGTATTACGATGCATTATTAGACCTACAAAAAATAGGTAAAATTCAGAATAGCACTAAATTCGCAAAAGATAGAAAAATAGGTGCAAGATTTATTTTAACTTGTAAAGAATTAGGTTTAGTAGAAAAAAGAAATAAAAATTATTTTTGTAGATTTAAACAGCCTTCAATTGAAATGGCTGAAAATATTAAAAAAGTTATTAACGAAACAAATAATAATTTTTACCAATCTAAAACATCTATTCAACCAGAAATAGAATTTATAACAGATGAACAAATGATACAGCATTTAAAATCTAAAGGCTATAAAATATTTAAACCATTTACAGATTATCAAGAACTTTAAAAACCTTATTTTATGAAAACGACAGCAGAATTAAACTACGAAGGTTACACTATTACAATAGTAGGTGAATATAACGCACCTGAACGCGGCAGCCGTGACCGATGGGGCGCACCATTAGAACCCGATTGCGATGCCTATTTTGATATTATTAGCACTCATATTGGCGATGTAGAATTTTCAGATAATGATGAATTAGCATTTTTTCTACAAACATCTGAACTGTACATAGATGAACTTATGCAAGAAGCATTACAGGAAGCTTACGAGGCAGAATATGAAGCCTACCAAGAAGCGCAAGCCGAAGCATATTACGAAAACCTAAGATGTCAGTACTATGATTAAATATATTATTTTGGCAGCGGTTTTGTTATGCACACTTAACCGCTGCATTGAAATCGAAGAAACACCAGTACCGACATTTAACGGTGCTGATACGTTGAAAATCTTTTTTGTTGATGACAGTATAACGGAAATAAAACCTTTGAAATGACACCGAAAGAAAAAGCGAAGGAGTTGTATAATAAATGTAATCCTCATTGCTTAACTAAGAGTTTTTACGGGGATGATATAGAACGACAATCAACTAAACAATGCGCTTTGATTGCAGTTGATGAAATCCTTTTAGCTATTGACTGGCACGAGTACGAATATCCAAATGAGCAGTTTGAATACTGGCACGAAGTCAAAACAGAAATTGAAAATCTTTAAGCCCTCTGCAGGTGCACTTGCATGGAACGAAGATAATACATAGGTATTCCAAATCGTATGTTGGCACTGTTAGCGTTCAGGGGATAATTTAAAAACGCATTTTTAAAATACTTGGTTTCGGTAAAGTTCCAGTGCAACGGCAATCAAAAACTAACCTCGCTGACTGAGAACAGTCATTTTAAATTTTATTTATGAAATACACAATCCTATTCTTTGCCGCGGTCATTATCGAAATTGCATCGACATTTTACATTAGTGCCGTTTCTGATAGGCAGTTGGTGCCGATGGTTTTTTGGGCATTTATCGGACCTTTCTTAGGGCTTCCCTTCCTTGCCTATCAGATTGAAGCAAAAAACAACTGGCAGCGTGCAAAATTAGCTTTGTGCTATGGCTTAGGTTACGCAACAGGCGCAGCATTAGTAAACATTATAATATAACAAACACATGAGAACAACAATTTTAATTTTGGCAGTAGTTTTATTTACTTCTGCTACATTCCCAGCACTAAAAAAACAGCCGAAAAAAAACCACGTTGAGCGATACATTGACCGCTTTTTAGAAACGGCACAAGCTGAAGCAAAAATTTATAACATACCTGTGAGTATAACATTAGCGCAAGGCATTATAGAATCGAATGCAGGCCGTTCAAGTTTAGCGCGTAAACATAACAATCACTTTGGCGTAAAATATCGCGGTAGGGGCAAATTTGCGGTTTATGCAGATGATACGCCTAAAGATAAGTTTCAAGTTTACAAATCGGCGTGGTGGTCATATCGGGACCATTCAAAGCTACTAACCTCACGGCACTATAAACACCTCACAAAACTAAGCCGATTGAATTATAAAGCATGGGCGCACGGTCTTAAAAAATGTGGTTATGCAACCGAAAAAAAATATCATAAAATACTTATTAGTGTCATTGAAAAATATGACCTTTGGGTTTATGATGTACCGATTTTTTCACGATAAGCTTTACGGCGATGAATGGCTGGTAGTTGAACACTTACCCGAAGGTAATTATAAAGCTATCTGCACACGCGAAAATAGATACTATAAATTAGGCGATGTAAAAACATTTTTCTTCGATGACTTTGAAATATGGTCAAGGGGAAAATTAAGGCCTAATAATCATTCTTTAACACTAAAAACAAAATACGATGGTAAACCGCGTAACGCTAATCGGTAGGATTGGCAAAGAACCCGAAGTAAAAACATTTGGCGAAAAAACGCTAACTAAGTTTAGTTTTGCAACATCTGAAAGTAGCAAAGACAAAAACGGCGAATGGCAAGAAAAAACACAATGGCATCAAGTTAGCTATTGGAATAATACAAAACTTGAAAAAGGCGATATGCTTTTTATTGAAGGTAAAATAGAATATCGGGAGCATGAAGGCAAATATTATACCGATATCATTGCTTCGTATTGCAGAAAAATAAATAACGGTCCTAAAGCGCAATCGGTCGAAGTTGAAATTATTTCACAAAATAATGATGATAATTTGCCGTTTTAACTTGCAAAAATAAAAATTTTATCTTATTTTTTATTGTCAGTTCTCATTGGTCTTTTGGTTTGAACCGCCTGTTTTGAAGTTCAGGCGGTTTTTTTTTAAAAATAAGATATGTATTTAACATTCGAACAAGCGATGCAGCTAATAAAGCCTCAAGGTGCTAAAAATTCAAACTATCATTTGGTTCGAATTAGGCAACTTATTAACGCTGGTTTTTTAGTTGAAGCAACGCCCGATGAAATATATGTTAAACACTTTGATGAATTTGTAAATATAGGCAACATTAAAACAGAATGCTTAGTAACTGCTGAATCTGTTTATAAATATATTCAAGATAGAAACGCGATTAAAGAACAGTTAGGCAAAATACCAAAACAAAACCGACATGTTAAAGCGGTATTTGCTAATGATACATTTATTAACTTTATGTCGGTAGATTCAGCATGTTTATATTTTGGCATATCTCGCGTTCGAATTATGAATAGCATCGAAAAGAAAAAATATATTAAAGTTCCTGATTTTGATGATTTAATTAAATTTATATAACACATGTTTAACGAATTAGCAAAAGAAATACACGAAGGTAACGCCGCGCGCGGTTTTTGGGAAGATGAACGCAAATTAACCGAAGTAGTAATGCTAACGGTTTGCGAATTAGCCGAAGCAATTGAAGCTGACCGCGATGGCAAATGGGCGGCACAAATAAACTATGATAATTACATGAATAATCAGCACCCCGCGGTATTTCGCGAAAATATCAAAGACACGGTACAGGATGAAATAGCCGATGCGATTATACGCCTGTTAGATTTTAGCCATAAATTTAACATTGATTTAGATTTTCATATTAACGCTAAATTACAATACAATGCTTCAAGACCGTACAAACATGGAAAAACCTATTGATTCAATTGTAGAATCCGTTATAGCGAAGTTTAAACAGCGTTCTGATATAGGTATTGAAAAGTACGGCAAAACACTTGATAGAACCGATTTAAACTATAAAGACTGGTTAAATCACATTCAAGAAGAGTTAATGGATGCCGTTTTATATTGTGAACGTTTACGCAAAGAATCTAAAACAGAATTTGAACGCGGTTATAAGGCAGCCGCCGAAGTTTATAGTAAGTTATTAGAAGCAAAAGAAAACCTATGACACGTACAGAACAACAAAGGCTAAAAAAGATTCTTGAATACAAAAAAGGCTATTATGATGCGCTGTTATGGATTCAAGATGAACAGCCTTATGATGATGAATTAGAATTAAGAATTGACATTTATTTTCACAAAATTGAAGAACTACAAAACAAACTGAAAGGACATGACGAATGAAGAAAAAAAAGCCGCGCTAATTGAAAAGGTAGGCGAACAACGAGTAAACGAACTGACCCAAAACATTTGGCTATTATTGGGTTCACTTAGCACGGCAAAATATGCTATTGCTCAGTTCGAACCTAATAAGCTAAAATTTGAGATGAAAAAGCGTTTTTTAGATTTGCGAACAGCTATTAACCTATTTGTTAATAATTTTGAAAAGGCCGCAACACCAGACGAACGCGACCTACTAAATGAAAGTACCTACGACAATGTAGCGGTTATTGCTGAACTAATCGCGATGGCTATAACTTTGCCCGAATCGCAGTCGGAATGGTATTTAAACGAATGCAAAAAATTATTATTTTCAGCTTACAATAAATCACAAAATGAACTGCGTAGCGAAGGCGGTGAATAAATTGTTTCCAAATTTAGATACAACCGAATATCATAATAGAACTTTAGGTGTTGGCATGGGTGATATTCAGCGCATGATACCTACCGATTTATCTGTATGGGCTGTTTATTGTAACCATCACAAATGCGTTAATTTTGACCTCATAAGGCAATTACCTAAAAGTAGCGATTACATACCGTTATTTTTATTTAGTTCGATTATGTCGGACCGCTTTAGGTTACATTGCGAATTTGCGCTATGGGACCGCAATACGGTTTTAGTTAATGATATTGAACACGATGCAGACGAATACTTTAAGCGCAATAAAATACTACAGGTATCAGCACTGATTAAATTCGAAACACACGAAATACTGATAGTAAAGAAATAAAAAACCGCTGCCTAAAAAAAGCAGCGGCCACATGGAAACA